CTATGGAAGAAGCCATGAACAATTATATAGACTTACGTAGGAGTGAAGGACGCAGACCATTTATAGATGGACCACACTTTGAATTAAGTAAGAACGTCTAACATGTTTTTACCTGTAGTTACAATATGTCTTCTGTCTGTATTAGATCAATCTGTAAGTTGTAAGATGTTTAACTCACCTGAACTTGTAACAACACAGCAAGAATGCATAAAGGTAGTAGGTGCATTTGTAACACAAATAGTACCCGATCTTCCTGCTCCACATACAATAAAATATAAATGTGTTGACAAGTCAATAAGGATATGATATAATGAGTAGACAACTCACAGAAAAACAACAAGTGTTTTTAGATGTGTTATTTGATGGGGCTGCAGGGGATGTAGCAGTAGCTAAAAAACTAGCAGGTTATGCAGATGGTTCATCTACAACAGAAGTAGTAAAGGGTTTAAAAGATGAAATCATGGACGCTACACAAACGTATATGGCACGTAATGCTCCAAGAGCAGCCGTAGCACTAGCAGGTGGTTTAATAGACCCTACAGAACTAGGCATACGTGACAAAATGGCAGCAGCAAAAGAACTCCTAGATAGAACAGGCTTAATTAAAACAGAGAAAATACAAGTAGAATCATCTGGTGGTGTTATGCTTATGCCACCTAAGAAAACAGAAGAAGACGATGACTAGAAGCATAGGACGATGGAAATTACCACAGCCTTTAGATATTAAAGACGAAACAGAGTGGACACCCATACCACGTATAGCACGTACCATTCCTTTTGGTTATGTACAGGACGAACAAGACCCCGACTTACTACAGCCAGTTCAAAATGAATTAGATAAACTAGAAATGGCAAGAGATTATTTAAAACAGTATTCGTATAGAGAGGTAGCTAATTGGCTAACAACACAAACAGAACGATATATATCTCATGTAGGTTTAAGAAAAAGAGTAGAGAATGAGCGACAACGTAAGAACCAAGCTAGAAGCATCCGCAAGTGGGCAGAGTATGCGGAAAAGGCAATCGCCAAAGCGAAAGAAATCGAAACCCAAAGAACAGGCTCAAGAGAAAGTACTACATCAACCCATACTTAAACTTGATTTGCCTCCTGTGGAGGAAACACGTAATGTTATTTTTAAACCAAACAAAGGTCCACAGACAGATTTTTTAGCAGCGGGAGAGAGAGAAGTCCTGTATGGCGGTTCAGCGGGCGGTGGCAAGTCCTACGCAATGTTAGCTGACCCACTACGTTATATGGGTCACCCTAACTTCAGTGGGCTTCTTTTACGGCATACAACGGAAGAACTACGAGAACTAATCTTTAAGTCACAAGAACTATATCCTAAAATATGGAAGGGAATCAAATGGTCAGAAAGAAAAATGCAATGGGTAGCACCTTCTGGAGCACGATTGTGGTTATCTTATCTTGACAGAGATGATGACGCATTAAGGTATCAAGGTTTAGCCTTTAGTTGGATTGGCTTTGATGAACTTACACAATGGGCTACACCGTTTGCTTGGAATTATATGAGATCACGATTAAGAAGCACATCAACTGACTTACCTGTGTATATGAGGGCTACTACTAACCCTGGAGGTAGGGGACACGCATGGGTTAAAAAAATGTTTATTGATCCTGCTGCACCCAACAAATCATTTGAGGCAACGGATATTGAAACAGGCGAAACACTACGGTATCCTAAAGGTCATACTAAAGCAGGTAAAGCGTTATTTAAACGGAAGTTTATACCTGCAAGACTTATGGACAACCCTTACTTGGCAGAACAAGGCGATTATGAAGCAATGCTTCTTTCCCTTCCTGAACAACAAAGAAGACAACTTCTTGAGGGCGATTGGGATATTAAAGAGGGAGCAGCGTTTACAGAGTTTAATCGTGACATACATGTTGTTGACCCATTTCGCATACCTAATAATTGGGTTAAATTTAGAGCATGTGATTATGGATATGGAAGTAAGTCTGCAGTTGTGTGGATTGCTGTTAGCCCTAGTGAGCAACTTATTGTATATAGAGAACTCTATGTTTCAAAAGTACTAGCATCAGATTTAGCAGATAGAGTAATGGAAGAAGAAGCAGAAGATGGAACAATTAGATATGGGGTATTGGATAGTAGCCTTTGGCATAAACGTGGGGATACTGGTCCTTCTCTTGCAGAACAAATGATTAAAAGAGGTTGTCGTTGGCGACCATCAGACAGAAGTAAAGGAAGTAGAATTGCAGGAAAAAATGAAATACACAGACGATTACAAGTCGATGAGTTTACTGACGAGCCTCGTTTGGTCTTCTTCAATAACTGTACAAATATTATTTCTCAACTTCCGTCTATTCCGTTAGATAAAAGAAACCCTGAAGACATTGACACATTATCAGAAGACCACTTGTATGACGCTTTAAGATATGGTATAATGTCAAGACCACGATTTAGTATATTTGATTACGACCCTCATGCTTCCCGACCTAACGGTATGGCGATAGCTGATACAACATTTGGATATTAATATGGCAGAAGAAATTATGATTGAAGACGATGCAATTTCTCTAGGAGATGCAGACGAAAGTAATCAAGATGATTATGACGTTGCAGGTATAATACCCTTTGTGATGGGTAAATATAAAAAGTCAGATGACTTTAGAGAATACGATGAACAAAGATGGTTAAAAGCTTATAAAAATTATAGAGGTTTGTATGGTTCAGATGTACAATTTACTGAAGCAGAAAAATCACGGGTATTTATAAAAACAACTAAAACAAAAACACTTGCTGCATATGGTCAAATAATTGATGTGCTATTTGCAGCAAATAAGTTCCCTTTAACTGTAGAACCTACCGAATTACCAGAGGGAGTTGTAGAGAACGTAAACTTTGATCCTCAAAAACCAGAAAACATAAAACAAGAACCAGATAAAAGTCCATACGGGTTTGCAGGAGATGGTAAGGATTTACCTGCAGGTGCTACTGAAAAAAGTTTATTAGACAGCCTTGGACCACTTACGGAAAAATTAAAAAACATTGATGGCTTAGAACAGGGTACAGGTAAGACCCCTACCGCTATTACTTTTAGCCCTGCCATGATAGCTGCTAAGAAAATGCAAAAGAAAATACACGATCAATTACAAGAATCGGGTGCAAATAAACATCTACGTAACTCTGCCTTTGAAATGTCCTTGTTTGGTACTGGCATAATGAAAGGTCCATTTGCTATAGATAAAGAATATCCTCATTGGAGTGACGAGGGTGAGTATGAACCTGCATTCAAAACAATACCACAACTGTCCTATGTATCTGTGTGGAATTTTTACCCTGACCCAGATGCAAATAATATGGACGAAGCTACCTATGCAATAGAACGTCATAAGATGTCTAGGTCACAACTACGTGCGCTAAAGAAGCGTCCCTATTTTAGGGGGCAAGTTATAGATGACTGTATTGCAATGGGTGAAAACTATGAAAAACAATATTGGGAAGATGATCTGGCTGACTATTCTTCTTCACATGGTGTAGATAGATTTGAGGTTCTTGAATACTGGGGTATGGTAGATGTTGATCTACTACAACAAGAAGGTGTTGATGTACCTTCTGAATTAGAGGCATTTGATGAGTTACAGGCTAATGTTTGGATTTGCAATAATAAACTTTTACGTATGGTACTTAATCCATTTAAGCCTATGAAGATACCATACATGGCTGCACCTTATGAATTGAATCCTTATTCTTTCTTTGGTGTAGGACTTGCAGAGAACATGGACGACACCCAAACTCTTATGAATGGTTTTATGAGAATGGCGGTAGACAATGCTGTATTATCAGGTAACTTACTTATAGAGGTAGATGAAACTAACCTAGTTCCAGGGCAAGACCTTAGTGTATATCCAGGGAAAGTGTTTAGAAGACAGGGTGGTGCTCCAGGGCAAGCTATCTTTGGAACAAAGTTTCCAAATGTGTCCAATGAAAATTTACAACTGTTTGATAAAGCAAGACAACTTGCCGATGAAAGCACGGGATTGCCATCCTTTTCACATGGTCAAACAGGTGTATCGGGAGTAGGTAGAACTGCCAGTGGCATATCTATGTTGATGAACGCTGCTAGTGGTAACATTAAAACTGTCATAAAAAATATAGATGACTATTTACTTAGACCTTTGGGTGAGGGTTTCTTTCAATTTAACATGCAGTTTGACTTTGACCCAGAGATAAAAGGAGACCTAGAAGTTAAAGCTAGAGGTACGGAAAGTCTCATGGCTAATGAGGTACGTAGTCAAAGACTCATGCAGTTCTTAGGTATAGCATCTAATCCTGCACTTGCACCATTTGCTAAGTTTCAATATATTATTAGTGAAATTGCAAAGTCAATGGATTTAGACCCTGACAAGGTAACAAATAACATGGATGAAGCTGCAGTGCAAGCAGAGCTTATGAAACAGTTCCAACAACCTGCACCACCACCTCAACAAGAAGGTGTACCTGCAGGAGTAGACCCCAATGATCCAACAGGAGCAGGTGGGGGAACAATAGGTACTGGACAAGCACCACTACCAAATGAACAAGGATTTAGTGGAAATGAACAACAAGGAGCACCTGAAGAAGCTCAATCAACTGGTGAGCAACCACAAGGCGTGGGAACAGTTCAGTAGTTATTTAGATTATTTAATTGCAGAACAGCATCGTGTGATGGAACAAACAGATAGTGGGATAATACTAAATAGAATGCAAGGTTCTATTATGACATTACGCAAACTTAAAAAACTAAGGGACGAAGTAAATAGCAATGGCTAAAAAATTAACACCTTATAAACGTCCTTTAGTTGGAAAACCCACAAAAGAAAAAACTAAAGCAGGTAGAACTGTATATAAAACAAAAGAAGGCGAAAGAGTATCTGAAAAATCTGCTACTATTGAAATAAATAAAATATTTTATAATGTTCCTAGTATTTATGCGGGTAAAAAATACACAGATGATGAATTAAGAGAAGCTATAAAAAACAATAGAATTATTCCTACGAGCGTACATGATAGCAAAAAAGAAGCTATAGAGGCTGCAAAAAAACGTAGCAATGAATTAAATAAAGGTGGTGCAATGTTAAATAAACAAATGGAAATGTTTCAGGATGGTGGACTTCAAGATGAAGGTAATACTATAGATAAAGAATCTGGTAATGATGTACCCTCTGGTTCTCTTAAAAAAGAAGTACGTGACGATGTACCTGCTATGTTAAGTGAAGGTGAGTTTGTAATTCCTGCAGATGTTGTTCGATACATTGGCTTAAACAAGTTAATGCAAATGAGGCAAGAAGCCAAGATGGGTTTGCGGATGATGGAAAAAATGGGGCAGATGGGTAATTCAGAAGAAGCTGAGATACCTGATGATTTACCCTTTGGTATTACGGACATTGTTGTCATGGAAGATGACGATGATGATGACGATGAAAAAGAAATGGCACAGGGCGGTATTATATATGCACAGGAAGGTACGGATGTTCCTAGTAGTAGGTCAATACCTAATTGGGTAAATCCACCTTCAGGTGATGGTCCTTTTACTATGGCTCTAGTAAATTTAACAAATCCAGTTACAGGCGAAACATTTACAGGAAATAATGGAGGTTATTCTGTAAAATCTGTAGATGAAATAAAAAGAATGATGGGCGAGGAAAGTACAGATGTTTCAAAAGGTGTCGGTGCAATCATGTATGACGATGGAACTATAGATAATAGTGCAATGATGGATGCGTTTAATAAAGGACAACCACAAGTAGACAAATACGGTAATCCTAAACCTAGGTTAGTTGGTATAGATTTT